GGTATTTCGATCCAAACCTCGGGGCTACGCGAAAACCATCGACGCGAAAGATCAGAAAACAGCATCATCGATAACTGAATCCCCCTTTATGGCTGACCCAGATCTTGCGAACCACAAATTCCCCCCTACCCCCCATTGGAGAATGGAGAGGGAATCGAAGTTTTTTATGGCGTCCCCAGGCCGTCGATTACCCTGACGGCTAGTCGGTCACCAAGCGAAAATGGTTTCTCTTCCTCAGCGGGTGGACCTAGCCTTCGCTTTAGCATCAGGACTCGATATACCTGATCCCCCATGTCTTGCCACAACTCCCGAGATTCGGCGCTCACGCTCTCCGGCCCCGTCAGTAGTTCGTGTAGTCTTTCGACCCGAACGTTTCAGAAGTTCACCACTCCTGGAATAGACACGTTTTTAGCGACCCGTATGCCCACAGCATCATAACATAATATGACCTGTTTCGGACATCTCCTGAATTTTTTCTACGAGTTACGCGCTATTTCGTGCGACAGGACTGGATTCTCGACCACTCGTCGATTCTCCTGCTTGATTTTCTTCTTCGATTAAGAGAACTTCTTCTTGAGTTTTCTTTTTATAGTTAAAGAGGAAAATCAAACAGGAGAATCGTGTTTGTGGTGAACGAGATTCAAAGCCTCTGAGATCGAAAGGTCCAGAGGCTTCTGCTTTTTAAGCCCAGCGCCATCGCATTTTTTATTATCTTAAGACCAATTCGACATCAAAACCGCTGGCTTTGCCCACTAGATGCACAATTCCGAGCTTTATAACACTTCCGGAAAGATCGATCGTTGCCGAACCTTTAAGCTGAAAATCATCGTTGTTCACCGAGATCAGGGCCGTTGCCAGCGACTTATCGACTGAATCGATCGAAATGCCGACGGGGCTGACGTTGAGTTTGAGGTCCTTTTTGATGTTCTCGGACTGAAGGAACTTCGGGTCGAGGGTGATAAATGTCACCTTGTCGATGCTGTTTGCGAAGATCGAGAACCCGACCATGGCACGGACATCGATATCGACTCGCCCGGTAACTTCGTCGAGTAACAGCGTAACTCGTCCGGATTCGATGATACCTCGAGGATCGATGTGCATAGTTTGTTTGATCATGATTGACCTTTCGGGAGAGTGATCTCCACATGTGAGGGGTTATCAAGGTCATGTTTTAGGCTATCGAGTGCCGCTTGTTGAGCATCGATCGAGTCATGACTTGCTACCAACGCTACGGCGTCGTTACTGTGATCAGCCTCAGCTTGTTTTTCTGATGCGGCCGCGGCTTGGATATCGGCCTGACGTTTCGCCCACCAATTGATTGCGAGCGTGATGAGCTGTCCTAGACCCGGCACTGCGCTGAGAAGACTCAATAGACTCGTCATTTTAAGGCCCCCGAATATTGTGGCATATCATAAGGGATCACGGTCAATTTTGCTTCGCGATGGGGAAGGGCGCGCTCCATGAAGATCACTTCACAGTCCGATGCCGGAACGCGGTATTCGAAGAGGGTCTGGTTATCGTCGAGGAATTTTCCGTCACATTGATTTTTGATAAGCGATGGTGTGGCCTTGGTATTTGGCGCTAGCGTCACGGTCGAGTCGACAACGTTCGGTGCGACCATGACCGGGGTCTTGAACCTATAGCGCTCGATGAGCCCCACCTGGGTGTGACAGATCGCTGTTCCCGTCGTGGCTCCGAGTTCTCCGTTACAGATATTCTCGCCAGGCAAAACGTAGCGATCTGATTTGAAGTCCATCATGGCGCATGAGCTTGGCTCGGCACCGACTTCCTTCGAAAATGCACAGATTTTAATTAAGCAATTCCCCGTGTCCTCGATCGTCGGGGCCTCCGCATAGCTCCAGGAGTAACTGCGTTTCGGCGTGATCCAATTCGTTTGAATGACGTCCTCGAATTTCATCGAGCGATGACACGTCTTAGCCGTGAAAAGATTGATATCGACAGAGCTTGTGATCTGTATCGAGTGTGACGTGTTCGAGGATCCGACCGCAATTCCTTGAAACGGAGCCCCGTCGAGCGTGCCTGTCAGCGTGAGCTCATATCGGGGCTTTGGCTCTGCAGTCCCCTGTACTCCGGTTGTCGAACAACCCGAGACGAAGTACAGGCAATAGATGAAAAACATCATGACTGCGAACGTGTAGAAATAATTCGAAGTTCCGTCTTCCATCAGTTACAGAAGGAGAGCTTCCACGAGTTGTTCTAACCCAGCTGCGATGAAGGCCCGATTATCCGGATTCGCCTTCACGTCAGATGCGATATTCGCAAGAGTCGCGAGCGCCGGACTCAGTTTCAAGTACGCGTCGACCCCGACTTGATTGAGTGGGGCCTTCGCCTTCACGTCGATCGCAATAGATTTCAGTGTTTCAACCACGGCCACGATCTCGTCATCTACTGAGAATACCTTTTCAATTTTGCCCATCTTTATTCCTCGCTGTCTTTATAAGTTGTAGGACCATAATAATTAAATCAAGTGCGAGATCGATTGTCGAGTTCGCACGGATAAGACGTGTGCGACCAAGCCACATCTCGAAAACAAGAGTCAAAACCAATAGAACGAAATGATCGTTAATCAGCGTCATCATATTCGCCACACCTCATTATTTTTTCTGGTTTCGAAAGACGCCCATCGATCCGGGCCAGGTGCTTTTCAATGATCGAAAGCTTGTCCGCAATTCGATCCTGAGAAAGAATAAAACGCTCTTCTAACTGGGCATGCTCTTCGCTGACCTTGTCTACACGCTCGGTCATTGATTCCTTGTCTATCTTCATCACGCGTTCGTTCGTGAAGATCTTGCCCTCTAGACGAATGACTTCAACGACAGCGACAAGGGCGCCACTCGTCAGATACGGAATCCATCCGTTTACGTCGATCACAAAATCTTGAATCACGATCACACCCCCTCAGATGTCGTTATTTAGTATTGTGCTAAGATTTCAATCAGACCAGCGCCACCAACGCCTCCGCTATACCCTCCGCCGGTTCCTCCTGATCCTGAAGATCCCGCGGCTCCGACTCCCCATGGGAAACTTCCTATCGATGATGGAGATGTGATCAATGCAGATATAAAGGCTCCGGATCCACCGCCAGATCCTGAATAGACTCCGTTGCTAGAACTCGATGCTCCGCCGCCGCCACTCCCGCTATTGGCTTGTGCCGAATCCCCGACGGTATTGCTGATTGAAGCGCATCCGGCTCCGCCATAAGGAGACGCTCCACCGCTACCGCCAACGCAAAGAAGAGACGATGACGTCACTGTCGTCGGGGCATCTGCATTCCCATAAGCGCCCGCCGATACGGATCCAACTGCGGGAGCTGTGATGGATCCGGTTCCACCGACGCCTCCGGTTGGAGCACCTCCAGGTGATCCACCAACTCCTCCTGAAGCTGACAGTAGGCTTGTTCCAAAGGTTGTAGTACCTCCGGTCCCTCCAGTGCCACCACCGGATGCTCCGGATCCGGCTCCGCCTCCGCCGCCGCCGACAAGTTTCACATTCAAAAACCTTGGAGCTCTGTAAGCAAAGAATGTGAGAGTCGCATCTCCGGTGCCAGTTGCTTTCGTGAGAGTCCCAGTCGCAAGAGGTGCCGCGGACCCTGTCATGAGAACCGTACTGCTCGAAGCGACTGTCGCAACGACCGTGTAGGTGACCGTGTTGTGTGTATAAGTCGCACCGACCGTTGCGTTTCCTGTGTTGATGAAAAACACGTAGGTCAAATAATGAGTCCCGGTTCCAGTCGTATATTTCGTGTAGATCGGAACGATCGGCTGAAACGTCGCCATGATCTGTCCCAAGAGTTGATTGTTCACAGCGTTGTCGAGCACATCACTTCCGAGTTGATTCGAGATGAACTGTGCAAACTGAGACGTGATGAAGTTCGATTGTCTGAGAGCCCTATTCACAAGCTGTGAACTCGCAACGCCTGGTTTGTTGCCACTGATTCGATCCGTCGCAACCAGGTAGTCAGACTCGGCGACAAGATTCGTTCCTGTATCGGTCGAACAAAACGGTAGAAATTCATTAGTAGACATAGAAAAACTCCTTTTTAAGTCGGGCTAAGTATCCTTGCCCAAGATCCTGTGTTCCAGCCAGCCAGAAGAGTCGATGATGAATCCCATGCGAATACCGGGTTCGAATCAACCGCAGCGTAGTAAACGCGCACTCGAATGGCCTCCGGCTTTAGGTTCAAATAACCACCCGTGAGAAGTGCCAGCGTGAGCGAGTCGACAAGGCCTCCGGTGATTCCCACGTCGAAAGTCATGTTCTGATTGTCCTGAATGATGATCTTGAACTTCGTGAAGATCGAGTCCCAGATGTCATAGGCCGATTGTGTCGTCCCATCCCACCTGTTCGAGGCAATCTTTGCCTTGATCAAGGTCAAATAGGCATCATCCGGAAGGGATGTGATTTGAGTCGGAGCACTCGCAGGACGCCAGGTCCCGTAGTCCCATCCGGTCGCATCACCTGAGTTCCAGGAGAAATAGACCCCCGAAATTGGGATTGCGACCTCACGACTGATCCCAACCCATTGACCGAGAATATCGAGCTGATCACCGACGGCGAGATCAAGATCGAACTTCGGTATCATCGACGAGAGAAGTTCCTGAACCCGCACGGCAACGGAAACATCGATACTCAAAGTCGCAATGAACTTCTCTTTGTTTCTGTGCTCGGATGTAACGAGGTTTAGGTAGTCATTCAGAATCATACCGGCGTCACCGCCACATTCACGAGCGGATCACAATAGGCCTCTTCCGTAAACGCAAGAGAGATGTTGTTCGTCGAAAATACACCTGCAGTTTTTTTGATCTCAAGTGTCGTGATGCTGTAGGTGCTTCCTTGTGTAGTGCCCGTCAAATATGCCGGGTTGTAGAGCTTCGAGTTTTGAACCGTTGCTGCGATCCCGTTGGCATTGATCGATGCTGCAACCGCATCCTTGATGAGTAACTCATAGTCGCTCGACCAGCCGGTCATGACTGAAACGATAATATTGACCCAGATAACAACCGGAGTCGGACGATAGAAATAAATATTGATCGGCATTCCTCGAGAATCAGTGATCAGGAAAGGCCCGGTCGTTCCGTAGGAATTCGCACCCGGGGTTTTCTTTTTCGCAATCACTGTCGCAATAGCCGTCGAATCCCCTCCGGATACTACAATACCGATACTGTGTGGAGGCATGCTATTCCCATCGGTCGCGTCAGTATCGTTCTCGTAACCTTTCACTTTCAAGACACCTGCGAGACTAGCAATAGCTCCGAGAGTACCTTCCATGACAGTGAGAGATGGTAGGGCTGTAGATTGACCCTGTCTTGCGACCAAATTCGCATCACTCTCGACCGCAGCGCCAGGGGTTGCCGCAGTTAAGTTGTTAACGGTCTGCCACCCAAGTGTGGGCGTGAAAATCCCAGTCACGGCCCCAATCGCAGCGTTAACGAAGCCAGAAGTTTTAGCGGTCGCCGTCACTGTGATCGAACCACCCGAAGGGATCGTAACTGAGACCGGAAGTAACCATTGCTGATTCAGAGTATCGACGACGATCCCGTTCGTGATCGTGGTCCCCGCACTACCTCCGATGACAACATCGACCGTGGAATTCGTTGCCACCCCTTTTTTGATCCCATTCAATTTCACGAGCCTCGCAAGACCCGCGCCCTGAGCCCCGACAACTGCGAATGAATTGTAAACCGCAGCTCCGAGAGCCGCCGTCTGATAATCAGCCGTTGCCTGAATTGCGAGAAGTTGTCCGTCCTGAGAGTCCGATCCTAAGTAAACATCACTGCCGTAGATGGCCTTGTACTGAGCTTGTCTCCATGCAAGGAAGGTCGGCTGATCTGCATAATGATAACCTGTCGCGTCGATGTAAACGAGTGTCGAAATATCCATGCCGTCAGCCCCTTAGAAAAGAGAATAGTTCGATATCTGAAGACTTGTCGGCCCGTAAATTGTGTTCAGCGTGCAAGTCAGAGAGAACGTTCTCGATCTAGAATCTACTATCGATTGGTAGCTTGCAATATTCGAAACCCCTTGAACGCTGAGAATTCGATCCTGAAATGCGAGATCGGCCTGAGTCTGCGTGTGCTTCCCAAGAATAGACTCCATGTAGGGCGTTCCTTCATCGATATTCAAAAACCACTCGCCGAGCCAAAGAAGTAAACTCGTTTGAACTGCTTGTGCGACGGCCTCCGGAGTATTGATCCAAAAGTTCTGAAGCCCATTGCCGAAAGTATAGTCTCCGCTTGAGTCTTGTTTTCTCACCCTCACGGTGTTGGCCCCCCTGTTAAGCTCGTTCCTGTAGCAACCCCACCGTGATGATGCGTCGAAAGTGGGATGGCGTTTCCGGTTACTTCGCCCGTCGCGACGATAGCGCCCGTGACTCCGACAGCCCCCGTCAGTGTAATAGCACCTGTCACAGCAAGTGGGCCTTGAACTGAAATTCCTGCGGGCGATACCAAATTGATTTTACTCAATGCATCGATTTCGACGTAGGTCGTCCCCGCCATGTTTCGAAGTTGAACCGAGGTCGCACTGATATTCGGTATCGCATTCGGTAACGATCTAGGCCCGATGAATGCAAAGCCGTCCGATAGATCATGCATGCGATCTTCCATGGGCTTTTGAATCCCACCGAGCTGCCACCATGCGTCGATACAACGGGATGCAAGGATGACGAGGGCCTCGTTACCGACTGCAACCGGGAATGTCAGCACGAAGCCCCCGGCATTTTGAAAACAGATTGGGACATCTCCCAGAATCGGAAGATTCACGTAGGTCACTTTGCCATATTCATCAGTGATCGATCCTTGAATGGTGGGCTGTACATCGACCGTGTTTTTGAGAAGGTTCACAGCCACAACTTTTCCGGGAATAGCAGTCCAAAGGCTCGCCTGAAGTGCGCTCATGCCGATTCGAAAAACCTCTTCCGGGTCATTGTAAAGCTGATCTCTGTTTCCCATTCTCGGTCATCATCCCCCATAGTTGATCTGAACGCTATTGATCGGGTTCGTCGTGATGTCTTTATTTAGACAAATCAGGTTGCAGTACCAAGGCACGCCCCGAGTATCGCCCTCGTACTCGATGACCAAAACATAATACACTCCGTCATAGGTATAGGGCGCCGGAATATTCGCAGCGCTATTCGGCACAGCCAGGTTGATCTTGAAGTCAGCCACGTCCTTGTTGTTAAGCTGAATTTCTCCTCCGACTTTGATAGTCGGATTGATCAGACACTTTAAGTTCACACCCTCGTTCGTTTGTTGAGGTGTGCCGACCATACCGGTCTTGCTATTGATCACGACCCTTTCGCCAGGCAGTGCCTTTTTCTTCGAGATGATCGTGATCTTCTCATTCTGAATAGAGAACGAAGCGTCCGAGGTATCGGCCACATTTCGAAGATAGTTTCGAGCATTCCCGTACATGACCTTTGCTCGTGGCAGTACAGTTGTCGGCAGCGTGTCGATGTAGCCCGATCCCGTTCCTTTAGTTTTCATGGCAGTAGCAGCTGCTAAAATTTGATCAGACTGTGTCGAACCAGCCGACAGACTTTGATTCACAACGGCGAAATTATAGGCAAGATCCCCGTCTCCCGCGATGATATCGATGAATGTGTCCGTCGCACTTTCGCGCCCGATGATCACCTGTTTAATCGTTCCGGTGAAGATCACACCGAAGTTCGTCTCGTATCCAGCCTGAAGAATGACCCGCTTGAACTCATCTTTGATCATAAGAGCCGTGTCGAGCGCGACGTTATAGACACGAATGTCAGCCATGTTCGGAGTCGACGTATCTGATCTTTTGACTGAAAACTTGCATCGAAGCTCCGAGAGATCGAGCCCATTCGATCCATCTATGTTCGAGGTCGAAACCAAGAGACTGAATGCGCGGCCCCATTGTAGATCGACTTGATTTGGGTCCATCTTAGGCGCTCACGAAGTAAAGATTGGATTGAACCCCAAGATTGTCCATGGTCGGAGGCGAATAGTCGTTACCGTCCGTGAAGACGAAAAGCTGTCCCGGAAAACCGAGATATTCGAGCCCGTCGAGAAGATTGATCCCTGTTACAAGGGGAATGCCTGCGATGATCGAGTTTCCGGTCAACGCGTCAGCAAGATCGATCTCCCATCCGGCATCGGGCGAGTCGTTCCACTTACAAGTGAT